GCCATCAGGGTCTTTGATGTCCACCGCACAGCCGTAAAGATGGGACGAACCCATAGCGGACGGGTTGATGCGTTGTTGGTCTGCGATGGACCGCAAACACGATGACGCATACATTGGCGGCTTATAACCCAAAGCGTTCACTTTCAAGCACAGGTCTTCAAGGTTTCGCCGCAAGATTATGTCTTCTGGGTCGTTTCCAAGCACCCAAACCTTTTTTCCTGCTTGCAACAGTTCTGCGACAGTAAATTTCATTTCAACACCTCCGCAAGTTCTGATGGTGTGCCCGTCAATACAACGATTGGCAATTCCCGAATGTTCAAGGCACGGGCCAGATTCATTATTGTTGCAGTGTCGGTTTCAACCTCTGCATCAGGCACTTGTGATGCCAATGTTTTACACTTGCTGCAACCCTCTTGTGATAAGATAATTTTTCTCATTGTTTTTCCTCCATCATTTGTAAAGGCCAGTTTTTTGATAGTTCCCTGATTTCGTCAATATCAACCAGTGTCAAAATATCAACAACTGGGTAATACTTCCCATCTTTTTCTTTGACCTGTGTTCGGACATAGTAATTGCCTCTTGCCCGACTTTGGTCCCAGGTAAAACCAAAATTGCCTCTCATTTTTTTCATCAGGTCAACCAACTGTTTGCGGAAGACCATCAAGAACGAATTGTCGGGTTGTTGAAAAGCCACCCAATCTGCTTTGCCATACAGCCACCCATCGTGATTTTTTGACTTGAACTCAACCCAGATGTCTTCTGTAAAGTCCCCGTTTTGGCGTTCACCCCCATTGTGTTTGAGCCCCTTGACATCAACCGACATTTCGTGAATAACACCTTGTAGGTCTTTGGTTTTAACCCAATAGTCAATGTGGTCCAGGCAATCTTCTTCTTGTGATGTGCGTATTGTTGTATAACCCCTGGACGCACAGATTTTGGCAAACAGGTCTTCGGCCCTTTCGCCGTTTTCGTATGCAATACCCTTTGGGTCTAATTCGTGTAATACAGACATTATCTCACCTCACAATAGTTGTGTGCCTCGCAAAACAAAAACTCACCACGAGCACAAAGCAGGTTTTCATCGTTCAACAGATACACGGCGACATAATATCGTCCGTCATATTCCTTGGCATAATCGCTGAAAACAACTGTGCAGCGTTTTCCGCATAGTTGCCGAATAAACGCAAGGTTGCTGACATTTTCCGTGACCAAAACTGTATTCTTTGGCAGATGGGCTTTCTTGCGAATATACAACACTGCTGCACGGTCCATACGGTCAAATATGAACGCACCTGACATCATTCCGTAATCATTCCTTTCTTTCATCATTTTTCTTCCCTCTTGTTGGTTTTGTTGTTTCTATCGTCAATGGAATTATGCGACACAGTGGTTCTTTTGTTTTTATAAACTCTTGTGCGTCATCAGGGAATACAAAGGTTCCTTTGACGATGCCGTTGGTTGTGACAACCTGATATATTGTGGTCATTCGTGGTCCTTTTGTTCGTTTTCTATTGGTCTGTCTAAAAAGTAATTTGTTCCGTCTAATTGGTGGTCAATAAAAGTTTTCTTTTTCCACATACCACATTTGGCACATTCGTAAAATTCAAGTGTCAAATCGTGGGTTGTCTGGCAACGGTCACCCCACACAGAACAATATCTTTTTCCTGTCATTGTCTTTTTTAATTTCCAATCGTGACCAAGAAAAAAACATTTGAACATTTATGCCTCCTCGTTTGTGTGATGATAATTGCCAAGCGGTGTCTTTTCCCAAGTGCGATTGCGGTTCTTTGCCATCTTTTCATCAACCTTGTTTGGAAAAACAGCACTGGCGTATATTTCCTTGCGTTCGTTCAATGCGGTGGCAACGATGGTCATATAAGACATCGCAACAACCATATCAAAACGACACAACCCACAAGCAACGATAAACATATCAGCCAGTTCCTCAAATGTTGGAGTGCGTTCGTATTCCTCCATTTCCTCGTCAAACTTTCGCAACTGGTCTTCCATCGTTGCGTCAGGGAAAGTTTCTTGGTGCCATTTGGCGATTGACAAAACTGTTTCTTTCATTTTTGGTCCTTTTTGTTGACAATGTTAAAATAGTTTTCAAGGGCTGTAATCGCGTCCTGTGGGGTCATCACAGAGAACGAAAAAGTCGCATACGGGTCGTTGTTAAAGTTTCTCACAGTGACAATGATTGGGTGTGTCATAGTTTTTCCTCCTTTGGTTATAGTGGTAAATCGTCCAGTTGTTCTAAATCAAGTTCTTGTTGGGTCTTTTTGGGTTCCAACGGGTCTATACGGAACACACGGGCCCGTCCACCACCAGCCATATCATATTTGCCAGTGGTCAAAATCGTGATGCAGGTTTCAGGCAATTCTGCCAAGGCCTCAACAGACCGCCAGAACGCACGGCTTTGCAGACATACCTTGCGGTGTTCATCGCACCACTCTGTATATTTTTGATAAGAACCCCATTTGTCTGTTGCGAATTTCTTTGCCTCTAATTCGGCACCCCATTTGTCAGGTTCGCCGCGGACCGCTTTGATATAACCCATAATCGCAAAATTTTCTTTGGTTTCCCAGTTGTAATTGTTCAGGTTATTTTCTTTGACATCAAGACGGTCATTGTCGGTCAATTTATAAACGCCGTGCTTGACATAATACGCTTTTGCCTCGGCTAACATTTGTTGGAAAAATTCATCAGGCAAATCTTTTTCGGTTATGCGACACTCTTGTTCTTTCAAGTGGCACTCAAATATGATTTGGCGGCGTTCGTTGGTTGCATACACCTGGTTGACATCGTTGCAGGTGCGGACGATGATGAACGACCTGTCGTGCAATTCAGGGTCTTGGAACTTGCGTGAAAACTTGTCCTGTGGGTTCGTCACCAAGGTCTTGAACTGTTCCATATCTATCTTGCCAGCACCCTTGCCAACCCAAGTGCACTCGTCATCAACAACAATCACATTGTTTCCGTCATACGCGTTCACATAAAAATCATCTTTGCTGCGTGTGGCCATTGTCAAAAAGCCACAGTATTTGCTTGGAATCAGTCGGCGGCACAAAAACGATTTTCCAATACCCTTTGATTTTGATACGATGTCAAAGAAGTATGGGCAGTAATCGTTCCGTGGTGAAAACTTTGCAACAATACTGGTCATCATCAACAGGAAAAAGTTTGGGTTCGTGTCGCACTCAAAATACTTTTTCATAAATGTTCCAATGCGTTCAACGCCGTCCCACTCTGGTATATTGTCGTAAAACTCTTTTCTTGAATTAAATGTGCTATACATACCTATATTCCTCCATAACAGGTCAAGTTCATTTGACTTTATTTCACGGTATTTGACCTTTTTAACCGTTTCGTCAGTTTCCTTGTCCACTCCCCACGACACAGTTTTAATCGCCAACTTGTCCCAAAAATGGGTTTCAAACATAGTTCGTGCTTGGTGTTCAGTTATAAGTGGTTTGCGAGCAAAAATTGTCTTATACAAACCTGTAATAGTATCACGCACGAATAATGTGTGTGTTTGGCATAAGTTGACTAATTGACTTGTTAGTTCTGCGATGGACCCTGCACCAACTTTTTTGCCCTCAATAAGTGGTTGCAGTATTTCAATCTGTTCATCAAGTGGAATTTCGTTTTCAATATAATTGTCCAAACTTTGGTCGGGGGACATATTGGAAAGGGTGTCCCCCGATACATAGTCGTCTTCGGGCGATGGTGCTTTTGGCAGCGGCGTTTCATACGCCACACGCCCGTCAACGAACGACTTATTCATTATATCAAGGTTGGTGTCAAAATCAAGACCTTTCGGCAAATACCACTTCTTTGCAGCGGTAAATTGGTCCAGTATTTCGGTGTCGGCACCATCTAATATAACATTGGAAAAATCATCTGGTTTAATGTTGGCTAATTCAGCCCTGGACAACACAGCCAATGGAAAAAACAATTCGCCTTGTTCTAACGCTTGGGGGTTGTCTGTTATAAAAAGTTCTTTTGCCATAGCAATACCCTTTCCTTTATTGCGATTATCATACATACTATAACAGTTCTTTTGGCAATTTCAAGCCCTGTTTTCTATAAATTTTTTTTATCAACTTTTCTGCGGCTTTGCACTCTTTGAAAGAGCACAAATGACCGAAGTGGAACTCATAATCATCACCCTTTCGCATACCGATTGACATATATTTATACCAACCTGTGCGTGATGCGTTTGGGTGGTCGCTGTTTTTCCACAAAGGGTCAAACAGATTATGTAATCTATTGCGTTCAGCCCGAAGTTCAGGACTGGCAATATATGCTTTGGGTTTCCACACGCCGCCAAAGTTTTGTGCCATACCATAGTTCAGGCAGTGTGGGCACTGGTAATACTTATCACCCCAACTTTCGGGTCGCCGTGGGTATAAAGTCATACCGCCCACAAGTTCTGCCTCAACCTCTCGGTGGCACTTACAGCACCACACTTTCATCTTACACCGCCTTATAATACTTTCCCATTTCTTTCAGTGCTTGTTTCGCCAACATTTTCATATTGCGAACATTGTTCATTTCGGCTATGCGGCCCAAATGAGCACGGGCGATATTGTTTTCGTTGATTTTTGTTTGGAACATACCCCAAAGACGCAAGTGTTCATCGTGTAATCTTTGGTATCTGTCTTTCCATTTTGTGAACATATTACACTCCTTTCTCTTGGTTAAAGTGCCAGTTTTGGGGCAAGCCACTGGCAAGGCAACGCAACGCCTGCGAGGTGATACACAGGCAGCCCCAATCTTGTCCCACAGCCACACCTGACCGTTCAGGGGACTGTGGGTGTTCCAGTTGACGGTTCTTTGGGTAATGAGCCCAGTGCCGCCTCACGCATACTGTTAGACACGGGCAGGGTTATTGTCCCTGGACCAAAACTTATTTATACCCCATAGCAGCACGATATTCGGCTATTGCTTTCTTTTGTCCACGATAACCTTTCGTTGGGTGTATGTAGGCAATTCGTTCGCCCTTTTCCATCGCAATCACTTGAATCTTTGTTTCCTTGTGATGATTCAGGTATCGGGTCTGTTTGCGGTTCAATACAGGTGTTTTTTCCATCTTGTCCCCCTTGATTAAAAACGATATACAACGCCTTTGTCGTTGGTTGTCCAACGGCTTTCGCGTCCCAGTTCATATATCACCACACTGGCAATCACAACAACACCGACAATCGCAGCAGTGCGAGCAACATTGTTGTATGCGTCTGTTTTGCCGTGATGATAGCCAACATTATAACCTTGTGAATATGTTGGGACAGGACGCACGATGGTCGCAGCGTCAGCAGACATACCACCAAACACCAAAGCCAAAGCAATAAGAATCTTTTTCATCATCGCCTCCATTATAAAGTCATACGCAACGATTCAGCAGGAACACGCTGTTCGTCCACGGTTATCATACAGCCAGTAATCATACCAACATATTCTGGCTGGAATTGTGCATACGCACGATAACATCTTGTTTTGTCCATAGCGTAGCACGCCCATATCAACAAAGCAGCCAAACTCAAAACAATGGTGATGGCGGTAATTTCCGCACCGTTCCACCAAACCCATTCTTTAATTGCTTTCCACATTTTCGTTTCCTTTTGGTTCATATTTCCAGTTTTCCGCGAACACAGGGGCAAACTCTGGGTCGCAGTTTATATCGTGAATCATCAGTGCGATTCGCGATTCCAACAGTCCTAACGAGCCGTCCGTCCAAGTGTAAAACTCATCAAACGGTTCATCACTGCCATCGCATATCAGGTAGTCAAAACGATTTGATTCCCAAATATACATATAAGCAAGGTGTTGAATACTTTTTTGATATTTGCCCTGTTCGTATTTTCCAGCCCCCACACGCTTGAAATCAACGATGGTGGTAGGCAATATACAATCGGCAACGCCGTAAATGTAATTGCCTGATGGCAGTTCGCGACCATCTTTTTCTTGGAACACACCATCTCGGCAGTTCGTTGCGATGGCACGAGCACAAGCAAGTTCATCAGGTTCAAGTTCGTCCAGTTCGTATTTTTTGCCTGTTGCCAACATTTCAACCCAGTTCTCAAACAAATGCCCACGGGCTTGTTCGGGTGTATCAGGTGTTTTTTCTTTCCGCAACGCACGCAACATTTCATCGTGGGCGGCTTTTTCTTGTTCGTCATCTCTATCAAACAACGGGTAGCGATAGAACAACCACGAGTTGTATAAAGACGGTGTTATTTTCCACGGCATAGGTTATTCCTTTGGTTCGTTGTCAATCGGTTTATCTGTGATTGGTATTCCTGTTAGCCAAGACAATATGATTGTCCATAATATCGCCAGAGCAGGAAAACCAAACCACACAACAAGTATCAACAATAATATAACCATTATTCCGCCTTTTCGGCAGGTTGTTCGGCAGGTTTCGCAATAAAGCCAGTTGCCCCACGGTCATACACAAACCCAGCAGCGTTCGCAGCGTCCATAAGTTCGTGTTTCAGTTTCAACGCAGCCCCAGCCGTCAAGCCCGTAGTGGTCGCAATTTGTGCGGCAGCGTGTGTAAATTGTTCAGCCGTTTTACAATCGGTAATAACCTTTCGCAAGCCGTCCATCATTTCAGCCAACGCTTTGTTTGCTTGTTCGTCTTTTTCCAAAAAGTCCGCAATTTGCTTTTCAATAACATCACGGAAAAATGTGTTTGGTTCGGTGCGAACATCAGGCAAAACATAACGGTTCTTAAACTCAAATGTGTTGCCGACATAAATTGAATCATCGCCGCCAAACTCTAAAACAAAATCGTTGCCCGCTTTGGTCGTGTGCCCGATAAAGTCCAACATTTTCATCAGTTCGTCTTTCGCCTTGCCTTGACATTGTGGGCGTTTGATGATTTTGTCATCACTTTTTTCTTCGCTTTCGTGTGCCAAGAACAAAACAGAACGACCTGTCATTTTCAGTTGATTACAAACGGACATAATTTCGCTTTTCACAGCCCCCCATTTCGCAGGGTTCATCACATTGGAAAACTTGTCGCGTATAATCATATCAACAGCAGCCCCGAAAGTATCAACAATAATTGTTTTGTATTGTTTTAATTCAGGTGCGGCACACAACGCCACAAAATCGTCCCATTTTTCGCACTCAACGACATCAAGCCCAGTTCGGTCTTTCCCCGCTATACGATGAGCCCCGTGGTCAAGGTCAATTAAAATAGGACTGTTCGCCCCCGCCGATAATGTTGATTTGCCACTTTTTGGCGACCCGAAAATCAAGCCGACCCAAGTTGTGTTTCTTTTGATAGTTCCACCATTTACAATCTTGAACATATTAAACTCCTTTGTCTGTGTTCGTTCATA